CTTAATCGGTGGTTGCTTGACCATCCACTAACAGCGTTAACTAGATTGGTGTCTGCGGCTTGATCGTCTGCGCCTGTGTGAGTGTAGGTGTCGAGGAATCCAGAGTAACGGCTGTCAGTAGATAACACATTGTTTAGATAAATATTCTCGATAGAGTCAATCTCACCCTCTGATATAGCTAAAACCATATGCAGATACTCGTTGTCTGATCCTGTAACTTCCATCAGTACACGAGTACCACCCACTTTGCGCTGTCCGTAAACTACAGGTATTTGCGCATCATTTGCCGCTTTATTGAGCAATATCCCTCTTGATGCGCCATCTGAACCAAAGTCTGGTCGATCTGGCTCGTCTGCTAATGCACCAGAGATTACGCCAGAGACTAATGCGCCACCTATTGCGCCTGCGATTGCTCCATAAGTGATTGAACCTATAGTTCCCGCCCAAAAGCCTGTAGTTAATGCGCCAGCGATTGCAGACGAAGCCATACTCCCTGCAACAGCCGCAACAACTGGGGCTTGCTTAAAAGGAGGGCGGACTAATCCTGTATGGTAACTACCTAGCACGCCATACTCCCAATACATTTCTTAATTTTGCTGTATGAGCTAAAACCACACCTTTATCACTTGTGCTGATAGCAGTTTTAGCACCAAGACAAACTCCTGCGCTGAAATGATAAGGCTTGTGTTCGATAACAGGGAAATCTCCTGTCTGTATAAATTCTTTTTTGACTTGCTCACACCCTTCATTTTCTAAATGTTCGCTAACTGAACCATAATTGCGTGGATATTGATCTGCCTCTTTTTCACTCGACCATTGCCCTTTTAATCGAGAGGATAGATTGCCGCCTGTCAATAGATCAAGTGCGCCAGCGGCAAATAGTCCGCAATCATTAACCCCATATTCAAAAGGCTTGCCTATCTGCTCTTGTACATAAGCGTGGAGTGCTAACTCTTTTGATGGGTTCACGACGGTCTCCCCCAGATAATATCAGGCGTAACTTCACTCGCAAACTCAAAACCTTTATCGCCCGCAAAATGTAGAGTCTGCTCCTCGTGATTAGTATGCCTGCCTGTTTTACGGCTAAAATCTACCCAAGCATTTGTTGCACTCACACTAACAGAGCTAGTTCCTGCATCAGGGTCTTCTTCAATGCTTGGCTGATCCATTCGACCCTCGAAAATTAGAACAGGGTCTACCACTAAAGCCCAGCTCTCATCCATAAATGCTGTGTAAATCTTAACGGTGCGATCAATGTAATCTTCCTGTAGAACATTGCTGATCCATACTTGATCTATGCCACTTAAACTTAGGGTTACGCTTGATACGATAACCTCTGCCGCCTCTTCAATATCTGAAATACCCATCAAGTGACCAACTGCTAGATAAGTATTACTGTCATAGACAACCTCTTTGAAGCTGTCAGTCATATAGATAGTGCCGCTGTCAAAATGGACACTAACTAAATGAATAGGTCGATTTTGGAGCTTTGCTACCTCTGTCTGAAATGCGCTGGTGGAGCTTCTATCCATTAGACGATCTCTACTAACTTCATTGACCAGCTCACAAAGTCACCTACACTTGCTTGCATCTCTTGTGTGTCGCTTGTAAACGCTACTGTGAAAGGTACATCTGCATAGGTTACTGTTTCATCGTCTGCGACATTTTCGAGTAGTGGCGGCTCTATAGAGAGGCTTGTATCGCCATCCGCTGTTAGTGCATACACTTTATCGTGACCGCTGAACTTTACAAAATCACCTGCTTTGAGCGTGCCTGTAAGTCCATCAGTTGTTATGGTGGAAGCACCAGCCGTTGCAGAACCATTGGCAGATAGAGTGCCTGTTGCACTTCCGCTAGTGCTTCCATAAATTGGTGGCACATAGGTGAAAGTCTCATACTGTCCTTTTCTTGCAAGTGCGAACGCCCAGATGGGCGCAAAATCTACACGCTTCATCTTTGGAAAATCTGCCTCAATACTCCAACGCTGTCCACCTCTCTGCCTTGCTTGTCGTTTAAGCGAGTGAGTGACGCTTGTGAGCGTTGGACTAATGCCTGTTATGCTAATGCTTGATGCTGTCGGTGTGGTGGGAAACTGACTCATATTGCCACCGCCCTGCCGTTTCTGGCAAACGCTTGCCTAACTATGCCTACAACTGTTGGGGCGTTCTGTGCGATCACTGTAGCCGCTGTGCGTGGGTCTAGTGCGTTGACTTGTGGAGCGTAGGTTACATTGACAACATTGTTGCCTACTGCTTTTTGCTGTTCTCTGGTTAAAACCATTTCGCCTTTTTGTAAGATTGCAGGTACTTCGCTGGATTGTAAGCCGCCACCGACCATTCCACCACTGTGATATTTTGGCAGGCTGTCATAGCCGATAACGCCTCCACTGTGCGCTGTTACAGGGACTTTAGAGCCGAACAAGTCCAAGTCGCCTATTGCGCCTGAAATACCTGTTGCGATAGGAGTCGCAATCTGGGTTTTAATAATCTGACGAGCGACTTCATTCATTATAGACTTGAACGCATCGCCAAAGGTTTTCGCTTTCATTAGTGCGTCTGTAAGATTTGATTCTATAGAGCTTTTAACTGTTGCCATTGCAGATTTAGTTGCGGCAGAGTAATCTAGCATTGCGTTTTTAGCGTTGCTAACTCCTGTTTTTACGCCATCGCTCATCGTTTCTGCTGATTCAGCAACTTTTACAAAATCAAGAGATACTTGTCCTGTCCCCTCGTGAAATGATAAGTAAAAATCCTCCACTGTTCCGTCCAATTCAACAACTTTATCTGCTGTTTTGCCGATCTCATTCTCAATGGTGCGCATTGTTCTCGTGATCTGCGCAGTAGCCGCTTCTGATCTAAAGCCCTCTGCGCTCATTCCATCAGCCAGCTCTTTGTATTTTTGGGATAGATACTCAATATCATTACTGTAGCCTCGTAGCGTACTGGCATCTATGCCGTCATTCCACTCTTTAAACGCTACGCCAGCCTCTTTTAGCCACTTCGCTATCTCCATTAAGTGTGGAGATAATGATATAAGCACTGATTTAAACTGCACACCTAAAATATTCATTGCAGTAGTAAATTTATCGTTCACCTCTTCGGCATTACGGATCAACTCTTCATCCATCACAATGCCAAGCTCTCTCGCATCATCTCGCATTTTTTGAAGTGCCGCACTACCATTACCCAGCATATTAACTAATGCCGCACCCTCGCTGTCAAATAGCTTAAACGCTAGTCTTAACCGTTCGGATTCATCCTCAACATTTGTAAATGAGTCTGCAACATCCATCAACAGATCGGACGAACTGCGCATATTACCGTTAGAGTCTTTGAGCTGGATGCCCATCTGTTTTAGTGCGGCTTTTGCCTCACCCGTGCCTTTTGCCGCCTCTGCCGCTCGTCTGGTAAAGCGTTGCAATGCCATATCTAAAGTATTTGTTGATACTCCTGACAGTTTAGCCGCAAACCTAAACTCTTGAAGCGCATCTGTAGTAATGCCTAATTTATCAGCAGTTTTACCGATAGCGTCAGCTGATTCTATAGCGTTCTTAACCATTCCGCCTAAACCTGCCGCACCTACTGCACCAACTATCCCAGCTTTGAGAGAGAACATTCCTCTGCGCATAGCAGTTAAAGACCTGTTGACTGTGCCAAACGCTCGTCTGGTGCGGTCTCTTGCAGTTATGTTTATCCTTACATTATTGCTTGCCATCGCTCTCTCGCTTTATTTGAAAATAAGCTTTCCACCCCACAAACTCGACCCAATCCATCTGCTTTATCTCTTTTACAGTCTTATGCAAAATCTCCGCCAATGCGTACTGATCTTGCAGAATTGGATCGCTTGCTAGTTTTTTGCTATATCGTCCTCATCTGGGTCACCTTGATTAATATCAATCAAAATGTCACTCAACACCGCTGGGTCTGTATGCTTTAGGAGATCAATCTTGTCTGCTTTAGTGAAAATTGGTTTCCCATCTTCGTCAATCAGTCTATAAATAATAGTCATTGCCATTGCAATCGCTGATTTTCCGTTGTTGGACAACTCCAATATCTCGCCTGTGCGTTCAAGATTCATAGATGGGCGAACATAAACCACCAAAGGCTTTCCATTCTCTCCCCACTCTGCAATATTTAGCTTGCGTGGAGTTGCGCTCATCTTCTCTTTATATTGCTGTTTTGCTCTATCCAAAACATTCATATTAAGCTACCGTACTGCGATCTAAGAAACCTTTGTATGAAAATGAAGCAGTTACAATATCTGTAGTGCTTCCTGACATACTCAAACTCTCGATCTTCACAGTCCCAGAATAGTAAGTGTCGCCACTATCTGCCCCTTCTGGATAGATGTTTAGTGTGATGGCTGTATCGTTTGCCATCGCATCTTCTAATGCAAGCTGTCCATTAGTGTCCGTCTCATCCCAATAGCAATCAAGAGAGCCAGAGCCATCTTGCAAGCCTGTTTTATAACTTTTTTCCGTATCCCCAAGAGCTGTAACTTCTGTCGTGTCAGCAGATTGGTCATAGCTCCACGATGTTACGCTCACTAATGAGTTACTGCCAATTTTAACTAATCCTTCCGATCCGTGATGTACTGCCATTTTATATCTCCGTTATGTACTTCCTGTTGTGTAAAAATATTCTGCGGTTAAAGTTATTTCAACCCCACCGATAGGATGAATAACACCCTTATCAGTATCGACGGCTGAAACATAAGAATTTAAGGCATTGCCGCCCCTAGTTCTATCTAGCTCTAACTCTTCCTCTATATCTTCTATGAGCTGATTACGATTTGTGTCAATAGTTGAGCCTGTCACGAAGCCTGTTATTAAGTAAGTTATTGCTCCTGAACGCTGATTGATTGCCGCATCTTCTCGCTCTTCACTTGCTGTCTCTATCCATACCGCTGGATATTGCGCCTGTGATAGCTCTTCAATGTCGAACGGCTCTCTAGTTACTAGCTCTATACTGCTCACGCCATCTAGAACTGATACTATATTAGCCGCTATGCTTTCTCTAACGCTCATTTAATAAATACCTACCAAATAATCTTACTGCTCTTGCTTCTTCCTTGCGGTTTACCTTAAAGAATGGGCGGCTGGCGTGGTTCTGTTGTGCTTTTTCTTCTTCACTCGCTCTAAAGAATAAAATAGCTTTACCCCTGCCATTATGTTTCCACCTCATCCCTGCTAACATTCTGCCTGAATATGTAAGATCAACTTTTGCACCTCTACCTGTATCTCTTCTGAATTTCGCATACTCTGCCGAATATGATTTGAACTTTCCAAATACTCCGCTTCCTGATATTGTTCTCTGCTTAATTGTATCTTTTACAAATTCAGCAGTTCTACCTATCGCTCGCCTTGTATCTCTACTTCCAACCGTTCGTGATTGTAACCATCGTCTAACTTGCACAACATTAGAGGTTACATTCAATCTCATCGTATCAATCTATTCTGCTTGTGTATGGTTTCAGAGCTACTAATAGAGCTATCGCCATCAATATCGTATTGCACCCCATCCTCTATTACATTCACTATCTCTTTTTCATATTCCGTTTGATAGTATTTCATCTGCTTCTCGAACTTATCTTCACCCCACTTTGTAAGCTGTGGAAATACATAAAATCCTAATGTGCAATAAACGCTTGCACGAAGTAGTTGTGCTGACTGCAATTTAGATGAAGTAAAATCACCAGATAAGCCTGTAGTCCTATACCAATCAACTTTAAGTTTCCGATTAATATCGCTTTCAGCTTTGTCGTGTTCTGCTGTAAACGATGTAATGCCGAAACTTAAAATGTCAGGGATATACGCCTCCAAGTCTGTATCTGATGAATACGCCATTACTTATAGACCAGCATCAAAGTACATCTCTACGCCTGCGCCATCTTGAAGTTCTCCAACACCATAAGCGGCAGTTGCGTTTAGCTCCCAGCCTCGCAATGAAGCATCACGCTGTGGCTCAACTTTCACATCCCACTTAACTGCTAGACCTAGAGCTTCTGGTACAAAGATAGCACCCTTAGCATCACCAGAACCATCAATTGTAATATTAGCTGATTCAAATACATTAACGCCAGCAATCTGTCCGATATAGCCAGAAGTCATAGCTTCGTTTTGCAATGCGCCTGCATTAGGGTTAACGAATGTATTGGTCAAGTTAGCTTTAAGTGCATACGCTTGGTAAGGGTGAATAACTGCAACAGGAGTTCCGCCAAACTTGTTAGCTCTCAATGTAGCCGCTGCCTGTGCAATATGTGCCGCTGTAAGCTCTGTGGTAGTTGCTCCTAATGAAGTTGAGAAACCATCGAACAATCCGATAATGTCCTCATCCATCTTGCGAGCCACTGCATCACCAAGAATGCGACCAAGATCGCCAGCAACATCACGACTAGAAGAACCAGCCATAAGATCAGTAAGTGCCGCCTGAACGCCAACTTCTGATACTGTGATAGTTTTAACGCTAGAAGTAACCTCTGTTGCTGACATATCAGTTCCCTCTGTTAATCCAGAGGCTGATGGGTTGCTGTAAACAGGAACTTGTAGCGTTGTAGATGGGTCGTTGCTCATATCATAAACTGTTACGAGGTTACGAACTAATGAACGCTCTTGTGCTGTAAAGATTGCCTCTTTTACAATATTTGCAAATAGGTCATTAAGTGAAGTTGTAGTTGTTTCGTTTGCCATTATATATATCTCCTAAAATTAAAATTACCCAATATGGGCATTATTAACCGAACCTCTGCCAACAGATTGACGATAAGAACGGTATTCTTCGTTTGTCATATCAGCCACACTTTTAGAACCGTGTGTAAGGTTGCCTGCCCCACCCTCTGCACCGCTACCTGATTGGGTAGCCTTTACAAAATGAGGGTTCGCAGTTAGGAACTCTTGTACCATCTCTGATACTTTATATTTGTCACCACCACTACTGTAACGAACATTACTTTCACTGTCAAGCACTTCAGCTAAATTATTTTCATCCAATCTAACTTTAGTTTTTAGTAATGATACAACTTGATCTGGTGCTATAGCGTTGCTTCTTGCCGCCTCACTCAAAATAGAGCCGTCAATCTGCGTAGTTGATATTTGAGTTTTTAGTCTCGTTATCTCTGCATCTTTCTGTTCGGCTTGATCTTTTATTATCTTGTCAAATTCTCCTCGCTTCTTTTGCGCTTCAATCTCTGCTTGCTCTTTATCGTTCTGCCATTCGTTATATGCTTCCATATCTACGCCAGCATATTTCTTGTCGTACTTTTTCCGCTCTCTCGTTAGCCGCTCTGATACTGCTTTATCAATCTGCGCTTGTGTATATGTCTTCTCTTCCTGTTTTTCAGTCTCTGTTGACTCCTGATTTTCGTCAGTCATTATCTATCTCCGAATCATTAAACCACTCTGGATCAACTGGTTGCCAATGATGCCTACAGTTATATCCGCCTCTTACAATAAATGGACTACCTATTGCTTTACCGCCCCAGCTATTATTGCTCCATTCATTAATAATCTCTTCCTCGCTCATAATTCTATTCAAATGACTAACGCACCACTCTCTGCTATCTCTAACGCTAGTGCCTGTGTATCTGTAGTGATTTAATCCCACTTCATCTGCTTTAAGCTTATTATATGCTGAATCAAACTGCATCAAGCCATCGTGAGCCATCTGCCCTGCGTATCGCCTCATATTGCGACCGATTACATCCTTAGCGTGAACCTTATGCAACTCCTCTATTGCTCTCGCTACTCTTTCCTCTTGTGCAGGATCATCTCTATTGTTAGCTATAAACTCTAATAGACTGTCCGCATCATCACTAAAACCTTGTCTGTATATGCCGTTTATCTCACGCCTAATACTGTCAGTCATATCTATAATGCTTCTGTTGGTTATGCTTGCATCAAATATTTCTTTATTTAATCTGCTTAATGTTGCATTAGCTATATCTTCAAAGCCTTGATAAGATTGTAATTTTAACGCCTTGATTGTGGTCTTGTCTGCATCATCAAATAAAGGATTATAGCCTAACTTCTCCAGCATTGATCTGGTGACTACAGTCATC